GAAATATTTTTATACAATAATAAAGCTATGCCAGGTTTTAGCTTTGTTAAACCATTAGAAGCTATTGATAATTTTAACATAAAGTGTGAAAGACCTCTGGTGGGTGTTATTAAGTATTCTGACGGAACCTTTAACAAAGAAGAACTTGTTGGTTTTGATCCAGTAAGTAAGTATGAATTTATTGTTGATGGTAAAAGATTATATAGAGTTTTAAATAAATTTATTACAATTAAATATGAATATCAAGGAAACGAAAAAGAATATAATCCAAGCTGGGCACAAAGCGGTTGAAGAATTAATAAAAGTAGCTAGAGAAGAAATAGTAGATTCAGACGAAGACATATCAGCTGATAGATTAAAGAATGCTGCTGCCACAAAGAAACTAGCTATATTCGACGCATTTGAAATATTAAACAGAATTCACGAGGAAGAGAATATGCTAGAAGGTAAACCTATAGAGGAAGAAAAGAAAAATACTTTTAAGGGATTCGCAGAAGGAAGATCTAAATAATGTATAAACAAACTTTATATAAGGTTGTAGAACCAATAAAATCAAATACCATTAAAAGACTTAATAAATCTAAGAAATGGGAATACGGTTATAATAAAGAGAATGATATTGTTGTTATTAGTAAGAGTGGACAAATTGGTGAAATACTTGAAATCCAAGGTTTTCAAATAGCTTTACCAAAGCAACCTAAAGAGATTTATTCTCGTAGTGAAAATAAATTAGAACAAAAATGGAAACAATTTCCATTAAATCCTGAGTTTAAAAAAATAAAAACTGTTTTTGATTGGGAGAACTATCTAGATGATTTTAAAGAAAAACATTATGGATATATAGATGAGGAGTTTAAAAGAAGAGAAGAGGGTTTTTGGTTTATGAATAATGGTAAACCAACTTATATCACGGGTGCACATTATATGTATCTACAATGGAGTAAGATTGATGTAGGTGCTCCAGATTTTAGAGAAGCTAATAGATTATTCTTTATATTCTGGGAAGCTTGTAAAGCAGATAGAAGATGTTATGGAATGTGTTATTTAAAAAATAGACGTTCAGGATTTTCTTTCATGAGTTCAGCTGAGACTGTTAATCTAGCTACATTAGCTAGTGATAGTAGATTTGGTATACTATCTAAAACAGGTGCCGATGCGAAGAAGATGTTTACCGACAAGGTTGTACCAATTAGTTTAAACTATCCATTCTTCTTTAAACCAATACAAGATGGTATGGATCGTCCAAAATCTGAACTCGCTTATAGAGTACCTGCTAAAAAGTTTACTCGTAGAAAAATGAGGGAACGAGAGGAGCAAGATGATATGGAAGGATTAGATACTACTATTGACTGGAAGAATACAGGTGATAATAGTTATGATGGTGAAAAACTATCTTTATTAGTCCACGATGAGAGTGGTAAATGGGAAAGACCTGATAATATAAAAAATAACTGGAGAGTTACAAAAACTTGTTTACGACTAGGTAGTAGGATTATAGGTAAGTGTATGATGGGATCAACCTCTAATGCGTTAGATAAAGGAGGAGATAATTTTAAAAATCTATATTATGACTCAGATGTTACAAAGAGAAATCGCAATGGACAGACTAAGTCGGGATTATATTCTTTGTTTATTCCTATGGAGTGGAATTACGAAGGATTCATTGATGAATTCGGAAGACCTATATTCAATACTCCTGAAAAGTCAGCATTTGATCCACATGGAGTAGAAATAGATTATGGCGTAGTAGATCATTGGGAAAATGAAGCCGACGGTTTGAAGGGTGATCAAGATGCTTTAAATGAATTTTATCGTCAGTTTCCTAGAACAGAAGAACACGCGTTTAGAGATGAAACAGGAAATAGTTTATTTAATCTGATTAAGATATATGAACAGATAGATTATAATGAAGGAAATAGAAACTCATCTGTATTAACAGTTGGTAATTTTCAGTGGACAAAGGGAGTTAAAGATACTCAAGTAGTATTTAACCCAGATCCAAAAGGAAGATTTAAAGTTAGTTGGGTTCCAGGACAGAAATTACAAAATAATGTTATAATTAAAAATGGTGTAAAATATCCAGGCAACGAACACATGGGAGCATTTGGTTGTGACTCATATGATATATCAGGAACAGTTGACGGTAGAGGATCAAAGGGAGCTTTACATGGATTAACAAAATTTTCTATGGAAGATGCTCCAGCTAACACATTTTTTTTGGAGTATATAGCTAGACCTCAAACTGCTGAAGTATTTTTTGAGGATATATTAATGGCGTTAGTATTTTATGGTATGCCACTATTAGCTGAAAATAATAAACCAAGACTACTATACTATTTGAGAAGAAGAGGTTACAGGGGATTTAGCATGAATAGACCAGATAAAATTTGGAATAAACTATCAGTTGCAGAAAAGGAGGTTGGTGGAATACCAAACTCAAGTGAAGATATTAAACAAGCTCATGCGGCGGCTGTAGAAATGTACATTAATGATCACGTAGGATTATTAAATGATGGTACATATGGAAATATGTATTTTAATGAGACATTAAATGATTGGTCTAAATTTAATATAAATAAAAGAACTAAGCACGATGCAACCATTAGTTCTGGATTGGCTATAATGGCTTGTAATAGACACTTATATAGACCAAATCCAAGAAAACAAAAAACACCATTAAACATAAATATATCAAAATATAATAATAAAGGATTTACATCTGAAATAATAAAACAAAAGGTATGATAGATACTTGGGTAAATTTTCCATCACAAGCTGTTAGCGATGTAGAAAAACTTAGTCCAGAATATGGAGAAAAAGTTGCAAAAGCTATTAAACACGAGTGGTTCGAAGGAACAACTAATAAGTTCCAAGGTAATATAAATAGTTTTCATAAATTAAGATTATATGCTAGAGGTGAACAACCAATAGATAAATATAAAAATGAGTTATCTATAAACGGTGACTTATCGTATTTAAATTTAGATTGGAAACCTGTTCCTATAGTTCCTAAATTTGTTGATATAGTTGTCAACGGAATGGCTCAGAGAAATTATGAAATTAATGCATTTTCTCAAGATATATTTGGTATTAGTAAGCGAACTGAGTATATGGAATCTATGCTTAGAGACATGAAAGCTAAGCAGTATAAAGAAAAGGTTTTATTAAGTCTAAATATAAATTTATTTGAAAACGATCCTAAACAACTACCTGATAACGAAGAAGAGTTAGCACTACACATGCAACTTAATTATAAACAAGCAATAGAATTAGCTGAAGAGCAGGCGTTGAACGTTTTAATGGATGGTAGTGATTATGATCTTGTTAGAAGAAGATGCTTATATGATTTAACCACAATAGGTATTGGTGCTACTAAAACTACTTTTGATTTTAGTAGTGGAGCTGAAATTAAGTATGTTGATCCAGCTAACTTAGTCTATTCCTATACTGAATCACCTTATTTTGATGATATATATTATGTTGGTGAAGTTAAAGAAATACCAATTAATGAGCTAGTGAAAGAATTTCCTGAATTAACAGGAGATGAAATTAAAGAAATAACTGAAAATAAAGGTGGACCACATGGTCATTATAGATCTGATAAAGACAAAAATAAAGTAGAAGTTTTATATTTTAATTATAAAACACATGGTAATAATGTTTATAAGTTAAAAGCGACGGGTACTGGAGGAGAAAAAATTATTCAAAAAGATGATACATTTAATCCTCCCGAAGATATGCAGGGTGAATTTAGCAAATTAAACAGAGTTGTGGAAGTTTTGTATGAAGGTGTTTTTGTTGTTGGTTGTCAAAAACTTTTAAGATGGAGAATGGCACCTAACATGATGCGTTCTGATTCTGATTTTAGTAGAGTTAAGATGAGTTATCAAATTGTAGCACCTAGAATGTATGAGGGTAGAATTGAATCTTTGGTTGGTAGAATAACGGGTTTTGCTGATATGATACAATTAACCCACTTAAAGTTACAGCAAGTGATGGCCCGCATGGTGCCAGATGGTGTTTATTTAGATGCCGATGGTTTAGCAGAAATAGATTTAGGTAATGGAACAAATTATAATCCACAGGAAGCATTAAATATGTTTTTCCAAACTGGTAGTGTTATTGGTAGGAGTTTTACGTCTGAAGGTGATATGAATCCGGGTAAAGTACCAATTCAACAAATCCAAAATGGTGGTGGTGGCAATAAAATACAAAGTTTGATTACAACTTACAATTATTATTTACAAATGATAAGAGATGTAACTGGACTTAATGAAGCTAGAGATGCAACAACACCAGACAGAAACGCTTTGGTCGGTGTTCAAAAACTAGCTGCAGCAAATTCAAATACAGCAACAAGGCATATATTACAATCTATGTTGTATTTAACCGTTAAAGGAGCTGAATGTTTGTCGTTAAGAATAGCTGATATAATAGAGTATTCTCCAACAAAAGAAGCATTTATACAAGCTATCGGTGCTCATAACGTTGCTACATTAGAAGAAATTAAAAATCTACATCTTTATGATTTTGGTATATTTATTGAATTACTACCAGATGAGGAAGAAAAAATGTTATTAGAAAATAACATACAACAATCTATAGCTCAACAATCTATTGATTTAGATGATGCTATTGATTTAAGAGAAGTTAGAAATATAAAATTAGCTAATCAACTTCTTAAAGTTAAAAGAAAAAAGAAAGCAGAACGAGATCAACAAGTTCAACAAGAAAACATAAAGGCTCAAGCTCAAGCAAATGCTCAACAACAAGAAGCTGCAGCTCAAGCAGAGATTCAAAAAAACCAAGCTAAAGCTCAAATAGAATCTCAAGTTGAGCAAACTAAAAGTAATTTAAAAATACAATTTTTAAAACAAGAGGTTGAATCTAAAAAAGAATTAATGATGTTAGAGTTTCAATTAAATTCTCAGTTAAAAAACATGGAAAGAGAAATAACAGAGAAAAACGAAATTAGAAGAGAAGATAGAAAAGATGATAGAGTTGATAGACAAGCAAACCATCAAAAACAAATGATAGATCAAAGAAACAGGGGTGATTCACTTAATAAATTTGAATCATCAGGTAATGATATAATTACAGGAGGAGCTGGCATTGATCGGTTTTAATCCTTATTTTTAATATTTTATAAAATTTTATTATGGCAGAAGAAAACGAAAATGTAGTTGAAGAGGTAACAGGTGAAGTTGCTGAACAACCAACTGAACAACCAACTGAACAAGTTGAAGAAAAAACAGAACAAAAAATAGACGAATCAAAATTTGAAAGCGCTGGGGATGACAGTGTTATTAAGATTGATTTAAGTAAACCACCAGTTCAAAACAACGAAGAGGTTGAAGAAAAACCCGTTGAAGAAGAAAAGGTGGACGTAGTTAATGAACAACAAGAGTCAACTAAAGAAGTTTCTGAAGAACAAGAAGATGCACCCGTTTTAGAGGAGGTGGTTGATGGGGAGGTTGATAATATTGAAGAAGAAATTGAAGAGTTCATAAGTGAATCACAACAAAGTGAAAAATCATTACCTGAAAATCTACAAAAACTTGTAGATTTCATGGAAGAAACAGGTGGTGATATACAAGACTACGTTAATTTAAATAGAGATGTATCAAAAATGGATGACTCAGAAGTATTAGATGAATACTATAGAGCGACAAAATCTCATTTAACACCAGAAGAAAGAAACTTTTTATTAGAAGATAATTTTGGATTTGATGAGGACGAAGATGATCCTAAAGAGATACGTAAAAAAAAGATAGCCCTCAAAGAGCAAGTTGCCGAGGCTAGAGCCCACTTAGACGGGCAAAAGTCTAAATACTATGAAGAAATCAAAGCTGGGTCAAAGTTGACCACTGAACAACAACAGGCTGTTGATTTTTTTAATAGACACAATAAAGAATCTGAAAAACAGAATAAGATATCTGAAGCAAATAAAAAGAGGTTTAAACAAAGAACTGATAATGTTTTTAACAAAAATTTCAAAGGTTTTGATTATAAAGTTGGAGACAAAAAATTTAGGTTCAATGTTAAGGACGTGAACAAAATAAAGAT